GTAACATTACTGCAGCTAAAAATCTTGCAGGGTACTCACCTAATACACCTAACCGTGAGATTACCAGCAGTTTAAAAGAAGAAATAATTGACATAACACATAACTACTTAGCACGTAATGTACCAAAGGCTGCTATAGCTATGGTCAGTGCTTTGAATGATCCTACTGAGTTAGGCATTCGTGATAAGATGGCAGCAGCCAAAGAACTACTTGATCGTACTGGTTTAGTTAAAACAGAGAAGGTACAAGTGGAATCAAAGGGTGGCGTTATGTTAATGCCAGTTAAACAATCACAGGATGAGGAAGATTAAAATGGCATTACAATTAGCACCTATACTAGCTTTTATTATTAAAAAAGGCATACAAGCAGCAATTAAAAAGTTTGGTAAAAAAGCAGTTGCTCAAGCACAAAAGAGTGCTCCTAAAACCAAACCTAAAACCAAACCTAAGAAAAAAGAAACTACGGAAGCTAAAAATAAACGACTAGAAAAAGAAGATCAAAAACGTATGTATGAAGAATACATGGATGAAGAGGTAGCTATGCGAAGAGGTTTGGACATGAGTGTAGGTGGCCTAGCCTCAAAGAAATATGTAAATCCAGTACGTATAGTAAATAACTTAAAGAAATAAAAATGACTAAATCTGCAGGTCAGTGGAAACTACCCCAGCCAACCGACATTAAAGAAGACAACGAGTGGGTTCCTATCCCACGTATATCAAGAACAGTACCCTTTGGTTATGAATTAGATCCTAATGATTCATTTATTCTCTTGCCAATAGAACTAGAACTTGATATGCTTGAAAAAGCAAAGAAGTACTTAAAGCAGTACTCATATCGTGAAGTAGCTAACTGGCTGACTACAAATACAGGCAGACAAATCTCTCACGTAGGATTAATGAAACGGTTGGATAATGAGCGAAGACGGAAAAACAAAGCTGGAAGCCTACGCAAATGGGCAGACTATGCGAAAAAGGCAGTCGCCAAAGCGGAAGAAATCGAGCGCACCAGACTTGGCGCAAAAGAAAACAAAGACAACATCAGCCAAGAAGACGCAGCTTGATACATCACCTACAGTTACTAGCCAAGCTCCTGTTGAAGAACAACATAATATTATCTTCAAACCTAACGAAGGACCGCAGACAGACTTTCTAGCTGCAGGTGAACGTGAGGTGCTATTTGGAGGCTCTGCAGGGGGTGGAAAGAGCTACGCCATGCTCGCTGACCCTTTACGCTTTATGGGCCACCCTGCCTTCTCAGGATTGCTCCTACGGCATACTACGGAAGAACTAAGGGAACTTATCTTTAAGTCACAAGAAATGTACCCTAAGATTTGGCCCGGCATTAAGTGGTCAGAACGTAAGATGCAGTGGACTGCGCCCTCTGGTGCGAGACTGTGGATGTCCTACCTAGATAGGGAAGATGACGTCCTGCGCTACCAAGGTCTAGCGTTTAGTTGGATAGGCTTTGACGAGTTAACTCAATGGCCCACACCCTTTCCGTGGAACTATATGAGATCACGTCTACGGTCCACTGCAACTGATTTACCTGTATACATGAGAGCTACTACAAATCCGGGTGGTAGGGGTCACCACTGGGTTAAGAAAATGTTTATTGACCCTGCTAGTTATGGAAAAGCTTTTGATGCAACAGATATTGAAACAAGTGAAGTACTACGCTACCCTGCTGGACACGCCAAAGCTGGCAGGGCTTTATTCAAACGCAGGTTTATACCTGCCCGTCTTTCCGATAATCCTTATCTAGCTGAACAGGGTGACTATGAAGCAATGCTTCTATCACTACCAGAACAGCAAAGACGACAGTTACTTGACGGTGATTGGGATATTAAAGAAGGCGCAGCCTTTACAGAGTTTGACAGAAACATACATGTAATAGAACCTTTTGACATACCTAACAACTGGGTAAAGTTTAGAGCATGTGACTACGGATACGGAAGTAAGTCTGGTGTAATCTGGTTTGCGGTATCTCCTGACGAAAAGTTAATTGTATACCGAGAACTATATGTAAGTAAGGTTCTTGCTACAGACTTAGCAGACATGGTGCTAGAGCTAGAAGCAGGAGATGGAAACATTAAGTACGGAGTTCTTGATTCTAGTTTGTGGCACAAACGTGGAGACACTGGCCCAAGCCTTGCTGAACAAATGATTATGAAGGGTTGCAGATGGCGTCCTTCAGATAGATCAAAGGGATCAAGGGTGTCAGGAAAGAACGAAGTACATAGACGCTTACAAGTAGACGAGTTTACAGAAGAACCAAGATTAGTATTTTTTAGTAACTGTACTAATTTAATTTCACAATTACCTGCATTACCTATTGATAAAAGAAACCCAGAAGATATTGATACTACATCAGAAGACCACTTGTACGATGCTTTAAGGTATGGTATTATGTCAAGACCACGTTTCAGTATATTCGACTACGACCCTATGGGTAGACCTCCTACTGGTATGCGAGTTGCAGACTCAACGTTTGGTTATTAAGGAAAGATAAATGGTAGAAGACAACGAAAGTTTCATTGAGGATGACTCTATTATCTTAGCGGATAGTGATGACTCAGACATAGAAGATGTAAACACATCTAAAATTATTCCATTTATTATGGATCGGTATAGCCGTGCCGAAGATCACAGACAGCAAGATGAGCAACGTTGGCTACGTGCCTACCGAAACTATCGTGGCTTGTATGGTCCCGATGTACAATTTACTGAGGCAGAAAAGTCTAGGGTATTTATTAAAGTAACTAAAACAAAAACACTTGCAGCCTACGGTCAAATTATTGATGTGCTATTTGCAAGTCAGAAGTTTCCGTTAACAGTAGACCCAACAGAACTTCCTGACGGTGTAGTTGCAGACGTAAGTTTTGATCCTAAAGAACCTGAACAATTAAAAAACTCTGGCTTAGATGAGCAAGTAAGTCCTTATGGATTTAAGGGTGACGGTAAAGATTTACCTGCAGGTGCTACAGCGGCAACCTTAGCAGATAGCCTTGGACCACTAGAAAATAAACTAGGCGAGATTGAAGGCTTACGTAAAGGTGTAGGTAAAACTCCTACTTCAGTTACATTTAGTCCAGCTATGGTAGCTGCTAAGACAATGCAAAAGAAGATACATGACCAGCTAGAAGAATCTAGTGCAAGTAAACACCTACGTAGCACAGCCTTTGAAATGGCACTCTTTGGTACTGGTGTAATGAAAGGTCCATTTGCTGTAGATAAAGAGTACCCTAACTGGGGAGATGACGGTGAGTACTCCCCTATTATAAAAACAATACCACAAGTATCACATGTATCTGTGTGGAACTTCTATCCTGATCCAGATGCAACTAATATGGACGAAGCTCAATTTGCTATTGAACGACATAAGATGTCACGTACACAATTACGTGCATTAAAGCGTAGACCTTACTTTCGCCCTACTGTAATTGAAGAAGCAGTGCAGCTAGGTGAGAACTATAATAAAGAATACTGGGAAGATGATCTATCAGATTATGTACCTGACTATGGTGTACAACGTTACGAAGTCCTAGAGTATTGGGGCATGTGCGATACAGATATGTTAATAGAACAGGGTGTAGATATACCTAGTGAACTATCTAAGGTAGATGAGTTACAAGCTAACATATGGATATGTAATGGTAAACTACTGCGTATGGTACTTAACCCATTTAAACCTGCTAAGATACCTTTCATGGCTGCACCGTATGAGTTGAACCCTTACTCTTTCTTTGGAGTAGGTATTGCAGAGAATATGGATGACACACAAACTCTTATGAATGGTTTTATGAGAATGGCTGTTGACAATGCTGTATTATCTGGTAACCTTCTTATTGAGGTAGATGAAACTAACCTAGTACCGGGACAAGACTTATCTGTGTATCCGGGCAAAGTCTTTCGTAGACAAGGTGGCGCACCCGGACAAGCTATCTTTGGCACTAAGTTTCCTAATGTCTCACAAGAAAACTTACAGTTATTTGATAAGGCACGAGTACTAGCGGATGAGTCCACTGGGTTCCCATCATTTGCACATGGTCAAACAGGTGTGTCTGGTGTAGGCCGTACTGCTTCAGGTATTAGTATGCTTATGGGTGCTGCACAAGGTGGCATAAAGAGCGTAATTAAAAATGTAGATGACTATTTACTTAGGCCACTAGGTGAAGGCTTGTTTAGATTTAATATGCAGTTTGATTTTGACCCAGCTATACGTGGTGACTTAGAAGTTAAGGCACGTGGTACAGAAAGCCTTATGGCTAATGAAGTACGCAGCCAACGACTAATGCAGTTTATGCAGATTGCTTCTAGTCCAGCACTAGCACCCTTTGCTAAGTTTCAGTATGTTATTCGGGAGATTGCAAAGTCTCTTGACCTTGATCCAGATAAAGTAACTAACAATATGGATGAAGCAGCAGTACAAGCAGAACTTATGAAAGGCTTCCAACAACCAGCTACTGAAGGACAACCTGCTGCAGGTGCAAACCCAGCAGACCCTACAGGCGCAGGTGGCGGCACAATAGGTACGGGACAGATTCCAGTACCACAAGAACAGGGATTTAGTGGTAATGCAGGACCGGGAACACCTCAACAAGCTCAAGGCGTTAGTGAACAGCCAGCCCCAGTGGGACCAGTTCAATAACTACCTTAAAGAACTTATTAATCAACAACAACGTATAATGGAACAAACAGATAATATTACAGTGTTATACAGGGCGCAAGGTGCTTTGTATCAATTACGTAGACTACTTATGCTTAGAGATGAGGTACTGAAGAATGGATAACACAAACCGTCAAATGGAAATGTTTAACGAGGGTGGCCTTAATCAAGAAGGCGGTATGGTAGATGAAGTATCTGGTAACGAAGTTCCAATGGGAAGCACTCGTGAAGAAGTTAGAGATGACATACCTGCACAAGTAAGTGAAGGTGAGTTTATATTTCCTGCAGATGTAGTTAGATTTATTGGTCTTAATCAACTTATGCAAATTAGACAAGATGCTAAGATGGGCCTTAAGAAAATGGATGCTATGGGTCAAATGGGTAATAGTGATGAAGCTACTATGCCTGACGATATGCCATTTGGTATGGCTGACCTAGTTGTTATTGATGGACCAGATGAAGAAGTACCATCTGGAATGCACAAGATGCCTGATGGGTCATTGATGGAAGACTCAGAAATGCCACAGAAAAAAGCCAAGGGTGGTTTAGCCTTTGCGAATGGTGGCATATCTATGCCTGACTTTGATCGTAGTAATCAAGACGTTCGTATATATGTAAAGGAAGGTTCTCCTGATAAACGTATACCTTTCTTTAATGGTGAGCCAGTTATATCTATAGAGAATTTACTTGCACAAGGTTATGTACTAAAAGGTTCTGAGCCTGTAGATGAAACTAAAACAGAAACAGAAGAAGCAATACCTACACGTAGAATTAGTGATCGTACCCCTATGAAGAAGACACCTTTTCAAGAAGCAGGTGGGTGGGGTATGCAGTTAGGTGACCCACCTGATCCAGCTAAAGTTAAACTATGGACAGATGAATATGCAAAAACTGCAGGTAATACTCCTGCTATCTTAACTGGTATTGCTACAGTACTTGGTGGGCCATTTGGTATACTAGTACACATGGCAAATAAAATGAATGCTAAAAGTGCTGCAGCTAACTACGAAATAGTATTGAAGGCTGCTCAACAAACAAATGTAGCAGGTCAAGTAAAGGCACTTCAAGATATAAATAAAGCAGTTAAAGAAGGTGGAGATAAAAGTTTACTTGGTAAAGCTATAGACGGACTTAAAAATGCCTTTGGTCTTAGTGATGAGCAAGCAGATAAAGCAACAATCACAGCAGGAAGGGCTGGAAATACTGTTCCAATTCCACCTACTAGACCTCAAAGTATAATAGATGCAGACAATGTTAATAAAGCTGCGGTATTAAAAGAAGGAGCGGCTTCTGCAGATGCTTTAGATCAGGAAAATACAGCAATAAATCTTATGGGAGATAAAACTGAAGAGGCAATACCTACCTCTCTTGACATTGAAAATGTAGTTGCTAATGAACGTGATTTTGAATCTAAAGGAACTTCTCCAGTTCGTTTAATGGGAGATAAAACTGAAGAGGCAATACCTACCTCTCTTGACATTGAAAATGTAGTTGCTAATGAACGTGATTTTGAATCTAAAGGAACTTCTCCAGTTCGTTTAATGGGGGATCAAATAGAAGAACTTGCAGCAGAATTAGAGTTAGGTCCAAATATTAAGACTCAGTTAGATCCGCTAACATATAACAATATGGTAAAAGGAGCAATTAGTATTAAGTCTGGTAAGGCTACTGCGGAAGAAGCAATAACTATTGTTAATCCTGATGTAGGTCTTATTTTAAGAAATGGGATGCAGAACTATTTTTCTGGTGGAATAGATCCTATGGCTCCATTTACTTTTACTGATGTACCTGAAGGCAAAGGTGGTGCTAGTACAGGTGTTTCACGTAATAAAAGATCAAACGAAGAAATAGTAGCAGGTGCTCTTGACCGTTTTGATCCTGAATCTATAGCTCGTATAGAGGCTGGAACTAATAGGTTTGAACCACAAGAAATGCAAGACAAAAAAATAAAAAAAAGAAGGAGAGCAAGAGCAGCAGAGTTAAGGGCTAATGCAAAAAATAAAATTGGAAACTTAAATGAAGGTAAGGCAGGAAGAAGTAGTTCTGA